TGAGCACTGGGGCCCCGCCCCGCAAGGCCGCGGAACCCCCGCTGGCAAGTTCTCCCCCGGTAAAGCCGTCGGCGAGGATTCGCTCGGCTCCGCCGTCGGCGAACTCCACTCGCAGCACCCGCACGATGTCCAGGGCACCGGGCTGCACCACAAATCCTACAATGCCCGCCACCAGCCGGTGACCTCGAGCGTCTACGGCTCGCGGAAATAGCCCCGTGGCGGACAAAGGGACGAGCGACCCCTACAAGGCTGGCAAAGAGCTCGCTAAAAAGGGCGGCGGGTTCAAGAAGGGCGGGCAACCCAAGGGGCTGCCGTCCAAGAAAGCGTCGAAGGGGTCGAAGAAACCCGCATTTTGACGCTCAGTGTCGCCAGCTCAGCGACATGAGTCGCCGCATACCTTTGCCGGGTCGCCGGGCACCGGCATGCCGTGTCGCCGTGCCCATTTCAGTCGCCGGGCGGCGTCAGCTAGTCGCCGGGATATCGCCCGGAGGTCGCCACTACCATAGTGGTCGCCGCATCTCCCGACGGCGCATCGGGTTCGGACCCAGTATATGACGTCTAAGGCTGGGGAGGAAGGTGGGGGGTTTCTCCCCAGGCTCGCCACAATTTTAGCCAACGAGGTGGAACTCGAGCTCGAACAGCGCGGAATCACCGTGATTCGCAGCGAAATCGAGGGCAGAAAGCCAACCCGAGAGGCCGATCGCCACTTTGTCGACGACAAAAACCTCTATCAGGTCACGATTCTCGACCGTTGGCCCGGTCACGCCCCGTCTATCCCGGCCAAAACCTTCCTCGAGCAGCACCTAAAGCCCTGGGCGGTCGGCCTCGCCATCAAACTGGCCCGCCGCGGCGTCCTGACCACCTACCCGCTCGATCTGCCGCGCGCCGTCGAAGACGCCGCCGTCGGACAAAGCGACAACCTCGTCCTGCGGGTCGTCGTGGACTACTCCATGTTCGACGATACCCAGGTCATTCGGATAGACGCGCTGGCCAGTTGGGCATCGCTATAGCCATCTGGGTCGCCAGTCGCACCGCACGGGTCGCCGATACGCCCCGATGGTCGCCGATTGGTCTTGCGCGGGTCGCCGCGTCGATCTCCCGGCGCAGGTCGCCGTAATCCCCGGCGGCGCTCCGGGTTCAATAGGAGAATCTATATGGCCGACCGGCTAAATGATACCGCCGCCATCCGCAACCGCGGCACCCACCAGTACGAACTCAAGCTCCGAGGTGACGCCACCGTCGCGACAGCGGGCAAATGGACTAGTCCGCTTGAGAGCCCCTGGAACCCAGAGCACGCCTTCAATGGGCGAGGGACCGGACTAGGCGTCTCCCCGCAATACGGCGGCGGCAGCGTCCTCGCCATGAGATCAGAACGCGGCTCGAGGTCAAGCCCGTCGCCCGACAAGAACCGCACCGTCCCCGGCAATGGCGGCTCGCTGTCCGCGGCGGTCGCCTGCGCCAACAAAGGCTGCTGATATGGCTCGCACGATCACCGCCAACACGCTGGTCGCCCCCACCGGCCTCCCCGGCGAAGGCTTTACCGAAGCCCCAGCCGACGGCCAAGGCTACCTGCGCGACGGCTCGACCAACGGCTGGGCCCCCGGCGTCGAGAAAACCATCGGCACCACCGCGCCTACTTCGCCTTCGGCAGGCGACATGTGGCTCAACCCGACCACCAACGACATCCAATTCTGGTCGGGCACCGCCTGGATCAATTCGGGTGCCACGGTCTTTACCTCGTCGACCGCGCCGACCACCGCCACCCCAGGCGACCTCTGGTTCGACCCAGATTCGGCCGAGCTCTTCGTCTGGTACGACGACGGCACTAGTGCACAATGGGTAATTGCGACGGCAGGAACATCGAGCGCCTCGATCTTTCTTGGCGCCGACCCACCGCCAACGCCTGCGCCAGGAAATCTCTGGTTCGACCCAAATTCGGCGCAGCTTTTCATCTGGTTCGATGATGGCACCAGTGCACAATGGGTAATTTGCAATAGCGCACCAACCGGCACCCCCACCGACCTCACCACGATCCTCGCCGATCTCGAAGCCCGAATAGCCGCCCTTGAGGCCGCGGGGCCGTAGCATGGCAATCAATTTCCCCGACGCCCCAACGTCGGGAATGGTCTACGGCGGCTGGAAGTGGGACGGCTCGAAGTGGGTCGCCGACCCTGGAATCTACCTGCCGCTGGCAGGCGGCACCCTGACCGGCGATCTGATCCTCCACGCCGACGCTACCCAGCCGTTCGGCGCCACTACCCTGCAGCAGATGCAGAACGCCATCACGGCGGCTGGTCTGACCTTGCCCCTCACCGTCGCCCAAGGCGGGACCGGCGCGACCACCGCGCTCGGAGCCCGAACCGCCTTCAACCTCAATCAGGTGCCGATCGTCTTCGTCTTTCCTAACATCCCAGTCCCCGGCGCGCTGATCAACGTGCCGGTTATCGTGCCGTTCAACATGAACGCCAATATGCCGGGCTCGCGCATCTACGCCACCGCCTGCAACGCCACCGCGGCCGCCACCAATGTCTTCCGCGTCAACAAGGTAACCGGCGGTGCCGGTAACCCGGCTCAGATCGGCCAAATCAACCTCGCCGCAGGCCCCGTCTGGACCTTCCAATCAGCTGGCACCGCTACCTTCCTCATCGGCGACGTCATCCAGATGCAGTACCTGCAAGGTGGGGCCACCGCGATCCAAGACCTCGCCAACGTCTCGATCTCGCTCTACACCAACCGCACCTGATGCTCGACTTCCCCAACAATCCCGTTCTGTCGCAAGGCTTTGAGCGCTGGATCTGGGACGGGGAGAAGTGGGTCGCGCGCGGCGATACCCCGCCGCAACCGCCCGATGTGCCTTACCCGTTGGCGGTCAACCTCGGCGGCACCGGATCGCAGACCTCGCCTGGCGCGCTCGACAACCTGGCCTCGGTCAGCGGCACCGACGAAGGCGCGCTGCAACGCAACCCCGACGGCACCTGGGTGCTCGGTCCTGGCGGCGTCGGCCCCGAAGGACCGCCCGGCCCCGAAGGACCAGCTGGCCCGACCGGAGCGACCGGACCCACAGGTGCAACTGGTCCGGTGGGCGCTACTGGTCCTAGCGGTGCCGACGGTGCTACTGGCCCTATGGGTCCATCTGGGCCGACTGGAGCAACAGGCGCGACGGGTCCAGCGGGAGCGGACGGCGCGACGGGCCCCCAAGGAGCAACCGGCCCCGCTGGCCCTACCGGAGCGACTGGTCCAGTCGGACCCACCGGAGCCACCGGACCGCAAGGGCCAGGCTTAACCGTCGCGGATGTCGCGCCAACCCTGACCCAGGGCGCGCTCTGGTTCAATTCGCTCGATACCCAACTCTACGTCGGATACACCGACCCCAATTCCTCGCAGTGGGTCGTCGCCAACAACCTGTCCGCCGGGTTGACCGCCCCGATCTCTGTCCCCTACGGCGGCACGGGCGCCACGACCCTAACCGGCGTCCTGATCGGCAACGGCGTCAACCCATTCACCGCGCAATTGCCGCTCTCGATCGCAAATGGCGGAACGGGTGCCACGACCGGCACCGTCGGGCCCTACCTGCCGCTGGTCGGCGGCACGCTGGCTGGCCCCGGAAACCTGCTGGTCGGCGGATATCTCACCGTCTCGGGCACCTCGAGCCTGATCGGCTCGGTAACCGGCTCCGACTTCATCAGTACAGGCGGTGCCAACGCCGCCTTCAAGTTCTTCGATCAGGCCCAGGTCGGCCATTCCTGGCAGCTGTACTCCTACGGCGGCACCTCTGGCGGTCCAGGGCCAGCCCGCCTGTACAACACGGCTGGAGGACAGGTTTTCGCCCTCACCAAGGACGGCGATCTCACGATCAAGGGCAACTACATTAATTTTGGCTATACGACCGGCGTGGTTAATGGCAGCGGCGGGCCGTTTATCTACGCCGACGGCAATAACATTGCGTTCCATCAGGGGAGTGGTAACGGTAATTTTTTGTTTCAAAGCACTGCTGGAGTAAACGGTGTCTTAATCCATTATGATGGGATCATCGAAGGCAATAATCTGATTGAGACCAAGGGCACCAACGCCGGGTTTTGGTTTGATAGCCGCAACGGTGTTTCGCCAGTCTCCAATATATGGTACGCCACCGCTGGTGCGGTCAGGTTGTGGAACAGCGTAGACGGCGACTATTTGTGCCTTGTCGGGCCGACCAACGGCGGCGTTGTTACGGGCTTGCCGAACATCAGGTCGGATGGCAACAATATCACAATCAACGCCAAATCCGGCGGCGCTGTCTATCTCGCCTGGGACAATCCCGGTGATACGGTCTTTGGCGGGGCGGCGATACTAAAAAACGCCATCCCGTTGTATGCCAGAGATACTGGCGGCACAGTTCGCCCGCTGGTTTATGTATCAAATGCTAATGAAACCATCCTAGGGAACCCTTATATTAATACAACCGTATTCGGTGCTGGCGGTGTGAGTGTGAACTCTGCCGGTGGAGCCTGTATAACGATGACTACGTCTGGATGCAGATATTACGGCGCCTACTCGACGGCCAACACGTTTCAGTTTGGTTGGACTACCGTGGTCTCTGGGTTGGCGCACGTAAGCGTCGATAACGGTGGCGCGGCCTATGCCCTCGCCAACGCCTCCGACCGCCGCATGAAGGACGACATCGCCCCCTCGACTTACGACTGCCTCGATACGGTCCTGCAAATCCCGATACGCGAGTTCAAGTGGCGCAAAATGGCCGACACGACCGACCTCACCGCACTGCCAGGCGAGGACGCGAAGCTGGTGCGGGCCGGGGTCGTCGCGCAGGAACTCCATGAGGTGTTCCCCGAAGGCGTTATTGCCGGGGACGACACCACCGATAAGCTCGGCCGCGTCTGGCAACTCGAGCAAAACGTGATGATCGCTACCCTGATCGGTGCCGTGCAGCAGCTGCACGCCGAGATCGAAACCATGAAGATGCCGAGATTCGAACTCTGAAGGTGCATTGATGGCAGCTACCGTCGACGAATGCGTCGCCTCCTTCTCCCGCCAAGCGGTCGTCATCGATCGCACCTACGCCCGCGTCTTCGCCTGGGCCGCCTATACTGGTGCCCTGCCGTTGCCGCCCAACAACACCGCCCCCGACCCCGAGGTCGTGCGCCAGCGCATCGTCGCCGAGCGTACCCCAGCCCAGGCCACCACGTACTCGCAGCAGATCACCCCCTACCTGCTCGGGATTCCAAACATCACGACGCGAATCCGCGAGCACATGAGCGCCTGGAACGACGAGGAGACCGAAACCTCGCTCTCCACCGATATCGACGGCTCGCTCGCCACCGTGATGCCGCGCTACGCCAAGGACACGATCAGCGACTATGACGTCGCGCTGTGGTGCGACAAAAACGGCTATCCGCGGCCCGACGGGCTCGTGCCACCGCTGCCACCGTCACCAACGCAGACCCCGCCTGTCTGATGTTCGACTTCCCCAACGCGCCGACCAACGGACAGCTAGTCCAGGGCGGTGCGGGGCAGTTCTATGCCTGGGACGGGGCCAAGTGGGTCGGCAAAATTGGCGGTAGCACCGTCACCGTCAGCGACACGCCGCCTGCCAGCCCCTTGGTCGGCAGCCAGTGGTTCGACGGCGTCTCTGCCACGATGTTCGTCTGGTTCAACGATGGCACCTCGAGCCAGTGGGTGCCCGTCATAAACCAGCCGGGGATCGGGAGTCCGGTCAGCGTCGCGAACGGTGGCACTGGGGTAACAACCGCTGCGGCCGCACCGTGGGTGGAGGTCAGCGGCGACACGATGACGGGTGGCCTTGCAATCCAACCAGCCACCGGATGGTCTGGTCTCACTTTGTCCTCTACGGGAGGCAATCGTAACGCGATCTACGGTAATCGTGGGGCCATTCAACGCTGGGAGATGGACCTCGGCGATAGCACCATCGAGACCGGCAGTAATGCGGGCTCTAATTTTGGTCTTTCAAGGTTCAACGACGCAGGCACCTATATCGACTCACCGTTGTCGATAAACCGCGCGAGCGGCACCGTATCATTTGCCGACAATATTATTGTTGGTGCGGGTGCTGGTTTTCCCGCAACCGTATATTTGATACCTACTCCACCGTCCGATACTGCTATCGAGATGCGGAAATCCGGCAGTGGGCAGTACAATCTGATATGGGGGAAGACGGGGGCGACTAATCGCTGGGTGATAATACCCGGTGACAATGCTGCAGAGTCTGGTTCAAACGCGGGGTCAAACTTTCAGATACAAAGGTACAACGACGCGGGCACCGTCATTGACGTGCCGCTTCAGATAAACCGCGCGACCGGCGCGACGACGTTATTGGATCTCACTGTTTCCAATGGGAGGATTTTCGGCGGCGGCGGCTATTTTTATATGCAAAACCAATCCTCCGGCGGCTATGTGATAATCGGTAGCAGCGGTGATCCGACTAATTATTTTCGCCATTCCGCGCATTCGTTTCAAAGTCCGGGCGGGGCTGCTACATGGGCGATATTTGACGCTGCGAACACCCGCAACATATCCGGCGCTTGGGCACAGATTTCGGACGCGGCAACGAAGGAGCGGATCGAGCCGTATACGACCGGGCTCGCCGCTCTCATCGAGCTGGCCCCAGTGACATTCACCTACCGGGCAGGAACGCCGGTCGGCGATGACGGCGGCAGGACGCGGGTCGGCCTGATTGCTCAGGATGTTGAGCCGCATGTGCCGGAAATTGTCGGCAGAGAAGGCGATCTACTGACCTTGCAGCCGTCAAATTTGATCTATGCCGTCGTAAACGCGCTGCGCGAGATCGACGCGCGGCTGGCCAGGATCGAGATGGCCCGGTGATCAACTTCCCCGACGCACCAACCAATGGTCAGCAGTTTCAATCCGGCGCTTCGACGTGGCAGTGGGACGCCACGAAGTGGATCCCGATAACGACGCTCGCGTCATTGCCGCTGACGGTCCCCAACGGCGGCACGGGCACGGTAACCCTGCCAGTCAATGCGTTGGGCTTTATCCCGCCATTCACCACCGCTCTTCTGCACGGGCAGGGCACCAGTCCCGTCATCACGGGCACCGCCAACTGGACGATCCAAGGCGGGCGCTTCGCCGGGGCTGAGATCTCGATGATCTCGGCGGTCACCGGGGCAACCAATCTGATCAACATGTTCAAGGGCGAGGGCACGCTGGCGGCCCCGACCAAAACCAATAACAATTTGACGCTTGGCACTATTGGTTTTGGTGGGTACGACGGCACCTACTGGCAAACAGGCTCCTCCTCGATCCAAGCCACCTCTACGCAGGATTGGACCGGCTCGGCACGAGGTTCTCAGCTAATTTTCCGAACGACGCCAAACGACACCACATCGGCGAGTGGGGCGGTAACATTTACCGGGTTTGGCGGCATTAACACGACCAGCGATATCACCGTTGTTTCCACCACCTCCAATCACGCGGTAATAAATCTCAGAAAGCCATCAGGCACATTGGGAAGAGTCAATATTGTAAATGGCTGGACAGCAGCCACCACCCGTTGGGGACTTGTTCTAGGCGATGGTTCTGACGAGTCAGGTGGAAATAACGGATCAAACTTTGTAGTCTGGCGATATAACGATTCTGGCACCCTGGTTGACGCTCCGTTTTCGATATCCCGCGCGACTGGGCAAGTTGGAGCCGCAGGCGAGTTGCGGGTTGGCGGCGGCGGCACGGGCGGGATCATCAGGTTTGGCAACGCTGGCTATCCCGTTATAAGTACCGATGCTAGTAATTTCGCCTGCCAGCTTGGCTCAGGTAATGGGGCGTTTGTCTGGTACAATAATCCTGGCTCTCCCATTATGAGTCTTCAAGGTAGTGGCGGCGTTTTATATGTTCCTAATGGTATGACTGTCAACAGTGCTGGTAGTACTGCTTCGGGTACGGTCAGTCTTAACCCCGGTACTACTATCAACACCGGATATCTTTCTTGGAATAAGCCAGGGGGAACCCGCTTCGCTTATTTGGGTTATAGTCAAACTGTTCTGACGCTTGTGCTTGAAGGTGGTGGTGGGGTTAATTTCAGTATTAGTGGCGGCAGTATGTATCCCGACCCGCAAGGTACTTACTGGTGCGGACTCCCATCAGGTAGCGGTCCTTGGTGGTATGGCGTAGCTGCTCAGACGTTCCCAGTGCAATCGGACGCACGTCATAAGACCGACATCACGACCTTACCCGCCGATTGCTTGGATTTGGTCGAGGCTATCGCACCAAAGCGCTATCAGTACGCCAAGACACCGGAAGGCGAGGAGGGTCGCGTTTTCTGGGGATATATCGCGCAGGAGGTCGGCGAGGCTTTTGACGCGGCAGGGCACGATTTTAGCGGTGCGCATCGGGTTCATGGCGAGGATGGCTGGCACAGCCTCGATTACGGCCAGATGAATGCCGTCTTGTGGAAGGCGGTTCAGGAATTGACCGCGCGCGTTAAGTCCCTGGAGGCGCAGACCCAGTAATGGCGCTCGACTTCCCGAACTCACCGCTTGCCGGACAGGTCTTTACGGGCGGCGGCGGAGCCTGGCTGTGGGACGGCACCAAGTGGATCTCCGCGGTCGCCCAGCTGCCGCCCGGCACCGTTGGCGATCAGCTGATCTTCCAGGGCACTGAATGGACTGCGCAGCGCCCCCGCTACATCGTCAGCTGCTACGTCCCAGGGCTCCTGACCAGCAACCAGTTCATGCTGTTCCACCGCTTTCCGAAGGCGGTGACCTTCCCAGCGGGTTTCGCCGCCTACCTAGGCCTCCTGAGCGAGGCGGCGGCGGCCACCCCGTGCACCGCGACCACGATCCTGACGATCGCCCAAGCCGCCCCGAACGTCTTCATCAACATCGGCACGGTGACGTTCAACCCCGGCTCGGGGAACGGGGCCTTCGCTATGAGCGATCCGGTTACCTTCGCGCAGGGCGACATCATGCGTCTGCGAGCGCCGACCACCGCGGACGCCACGCTCAGCGACGTCTTTGTCACCATCGTGGGGTTCGAAACCTAATGGCCCTCATATTTATGGATGGTTTCGACCGCTACGGTATCGGCCCATCAACTTCCAACCCAAGCGCAGTAGTTACATCGCTGCTGCAGGAGTGGAACACTGTCAGCGGCGGTTTTGTAAATCTTGCGGCACCGCTGAGCTTGACCGGGTACGCACTTACCATCACTGGCGGCCCAGCCAGCATGAACAAAACGCTGCCTGGCAACTTCCCTCGATTGATCGGTGGCTATCGCTTTAGCTCGACCCTTGCTGCGAATACCCACGGCATCACGTTTACCGATGTCGCAACCGCCCAATGCTCGATCATCCTACTCAATACCGGCGCCATCAGTCTGCGCACTGGTAGCGTCGCCGGGGCCGCTATAGCCACTTCAGCGGTGACCGTCACCGCCAATTCGGTGCATTACCTTGAGTTCGACCTGACATTTTCAAATACTGGCGCATATCAGATTTGGCTGGACGGCATCTCAATTTTGTCTGGAACTGCCGATCTGACCGCCAGCGCCAACAACTATGCGAACGTGCTCTCATTTGTTTGCAGCGCGGGAGTTGCATCACTCACGATAGATGATCTCTATCTCTTTGATACATCAGGAACAACTAATAACGCTGCACTGCTGACATCCCCGCGTATTGAAACCCAGTTTCCTTCTGCCGACAGCGCAGTGCAATTTGCCGGTGGTGGCTCAATTCTCGGCACCAGCGTGTCACGTACTAACGGGGCTGTCCAACCGAACGCCAATCAACTCAGACTGCGGACGGTCACCCCGGCGGTGGACATGACGCTGAACTCTATTGGCATCATGCCCGCCGTCACAAATTCCTCAGTTCAGGTGCGGCCGGTTGTCTATGCCGATAGTGCAGGGGTTGCAGGCTCACTAATGAGCACTGGCGGGGTCAGCGTTGGAGTTACCTCGGGGGTGACAAAGACAATACCGTTAACTACACCACAATCGTTGGTTGCCGGTACGCCGTACTGGATCGGTTATATGGTGGATATCTCCGTTTTCAATTTTGTGTTTGCTCTGCAGAACGGCCTAGCCGACGACCGCATTGCTACGGTGACGTTTTCTTCGGGTGCCCCCGCAACAGCCCCAGCAACGTCCACCACGCAGTCCACCGTGATATGGGGTAACGTCACGATCACCGGCAACAACTGGTACGCCACCTCTCAAAACCCGCCGCAGGGCAACCTCTCCTACGTATTCGACGCGGTTGTCGGGCACGAGGATCTCTACAATTTCCCGTCCCTGTCAGCCCCATCGACCTTGATTTACGCCCTTGCCATGAAAGGCAACGTCTCGAAGTCGGACGCTGGGGCGAAGACTATGTCACTGCGGGTGAAGTCGGGTGCAGTCAACAGCGGCGGCAGCGCCTCCAGTTTAGCTCCGGCCACGTCCTACACCTGGATGACCTCCTACTTTAACGCCGATCCGGCGAACGGCCTCCCTTGGACCACGGTCGGGGTTAATGCTGCCCAGGGCGGAATCAGGGTCGAATCGTGACCGATGTCAGAAGCTCTGGAATTGCTCGCGAGGCGCTGACCACCAGTCCTGCCGACGACAGGTTAGGCGGGATTACCCGCGAAATACTGCTCGCTACCCCAACCGCGATCACCGTTGCAGCGGTCTTTCGCGAGACCCTTCTTGCTACCCCGACCGCGATCACCGTCGCTGGCGTCCTGCGCGAGACCTTGAGGACGATGCCTGCCGCCCTGACCGTGGCCGCCGTCGCGCGCGAGATCCTGTTCACCACCGCCACGCCGCCGTCCGGTGTCGCGCCTCTGCAGACCGCCGTTTCCGTAAACACAGGCTGAACATGTCGCTATTCCCGGCAAACCCGAGCCTCGGTGATCAGATCACGGGCCCGAGCGGCGAGGTGTGGTCATTCGACGGCGTCAAATGGACCCACCCGAACACGTTCGCCGTCCCGCCCGTCCCGCCCAAAATCACCCGCATCCAGGCGGGCCCAGGGCTCCAGGGCGGAGGCAACGCAGGCAATGTCGTTCTCAGCCTGACCGTGCCGATTCCGATCGAATATGGCGGCACAGGCGCGCTCGACGCCGAAGCCGCTATCGAGAACCTCGGCGGTCCCTTCCAGTACTCGCTCGGGGTCGTCGACGGCTCCCAGCCCGACGACGGCGAGGTCGGCGAGTACCGCGAGCTCACCCGCACCGCCAACCTGACGCAGGCCAGCGGCACGAGCTTTCCGATCGGCGTGGTCAGCCTGCCGCCGGGCGACTGGGATCTTTGGGGTCAGGCAGAGTTCCAGACCGGCGACAACAGCCTGCAATTCGCCTCGATCACGCTCGGCAGCAGCCTTGCGGTGCCCTTCAACGCGGCAGGCAGCATCGCGGGACCGCACACCAGCGTCATCTTCGCCGTGCCCGCCGCCCGCGTTCTCGGTGGCGCTACCAGCAACATCACGATCCTCGCGTCCTGGCGGTTTACGACGCCGTTCATGCCATCCGGCGGCCCCCAGGTGCGGGTCACCACCCGCGCTCGGCGCATGAGGTAGACATGGCAGTCAATTTCCCCGACGTCCCGAGCTCGGGCCAGGCCTTCGATCGCTGGCGCTACGACGGGGAGAAGTGGATCCCCTCCGCCAGCACCAGCACCCCCTACCTGCCCCTGACAGGCGGCACGATGTCGGGCCCGATCGTCCTGGCAGGCAATGCGGCCGCAAACCTCCAAGCCGTCCCGCTGCAGCAGCTGAACCAGCGCCTCGCGCTCTACCTGCCCCTGACCGGCGGGGCGCTGTCGGGCTCGCTCTCGGTGACCGGCACGATGGTGGCCACTGGGCTGGTCCAGGGCAACCCGATCAACTCGGGGGGCGATCTGACTGCCGCGGGCAATATCGGCACCAACAACAACGTCTACGCCGGAGGCGTGGTGGCCGCGACCTACCACGGCAACCCCACGTTCGTCGGCTCGATCACGGTCAACGGCAACATCAGCACCCCGAACGGCGTCTATGCCGCACTGGTGCAGACCCCGACCCTTTCAGGCAGCGTCACCGTCACCGGCAATTTTGTTGCCAACGGCAACATCTCTACCGTCAATACGGTGGTCGCCGGAGCCGTCCAGACGCCGCAGCTGAATGGCAACGTCTACGTCACGGGCAACCTGAACTCAGGCGGTCAGGTGCAGGGCGACTCGATCTACGCCCGCAACCGCATCGACGCCGTCGGCGGCATCTTTTGCAGCAACGTCATTCAGACCAACCGTGGTGATGACCTCGCCTTTTACGCGCCCTATGGCGGCTGCACGATCGCCACCGCCTTTGTCAGCAACCGCGGCGGCGGTCAGCTAGGCCTCTATATCCCCTACGCGGACGGTCATATCGGCGGCAACCTGGGCGTCAACGGCAATATCAACTGCGCCAATGGGGTCTACGCCAATTACTTCCAGTCAAGCACAGGCATCTATGCCGCGGGTCAGATTACCGGCGGTACGATTGTCGCCAGCGGCAATGTCACTGCCAACAACAACGTCTATATCGGCGGCGCATCGGTCGGTGATTTCTACCTGCAGTACAGCGGCGGTGACCGTTGGATCAACATGGCAGCGGGCTACCTGTTCGTCTGGCAGGGCGGCAGTGGCAACATGTGGTGGCAGAACAACAATGGCCAGCAGTGGGTAATGGCCGTCGATGGGTGGTGCTTTAACAATGTCGGTCCGGTGGCGGGACACGGCGACTTTGTCAATCTCAGCGATCGGCGCTTTAAAGACGAAAGCACGATTACCCCAACCACCAAGGGCTTGGCGGAGATCCTGCTGCTCGAGCCCGTCGAGTTCAAGCGTCTGCCGACCACCACGCAACCAGACGCGCTGCCACCACTCTGGGAGCTCGGCTTTGTCGCGCAGGACGTTGCTGAGGCGCTGCCCGAAGCAGTCAGCATTGCCGGTGTCACGCTACCGGACGGCACTGGCGGCCGCGATACCGCGGACCCGACCCTTGGAGTTACGGTAGGCGCGATCGTCGCCGCCATGTGCAACGCCTTTAAAGAACTCGACACCCGTCTCAAAGCCCTAGAAGGAGCTTAAATGGACACGCTTAACATCACGCTGCAGGCCAGCGAATGGAATCAGGTCATCGCGGTCCTCAGCGAGGCCCCGTATAAGGTCGTCGCACCCCTTATCACCCAAATGGTTCAACAGGCCCAGGCGCAGCAACAGCCCCAGTTGCAGCAGCCTCGACCCAACCTACGGACCGTCGACGAACCCGCCTGATGGACGTTTCTTTCCCGGAACCGTTCAAGATCCTGTTCCAGCCGAAGCGCTACAAGGTCATGTACGGCGGCCGCGGCGGCGGTCGATCGTGGTCCTGTGCCCGCGCCCTCCTGATCATCGGCCTGGAACGCCCGGTGCGCATCCTGTGCGCCCGCGAATTACAGAACTCGATCTCGGAATCGGTGCACCAGCTGCTCAGCGACCAGATCCACGAGATGGGCCTCGGCGACTGCTACCGGATCCAACGCGACCGCATCATCGGGGAGAACGGAACCACCTTCACGTTCGAGGGCATCCGCAACAACGTGAACAAGATCCGCTCGTTCGAAGGCATCGACTACGTGTGGGTGGAAGAAGCGAACAAGGTCAGCGCCAATAGCTGGGAAGTGCTGATCCCGACGATCCGCCGCGAGGGATCGGAGATCTGGATCACGTTCAATCCCGAGCTCGAGGAGGACTACACCTACCGGCGCTTCGTTAAAAACGCCGACCCCGAAACAATGACGGTCATCAAGACGACCTGGCGGGAGAACCAGTTCTTCCCCGCCGTCCTGATGCAGGAAAAGGACGCCCTCAAGGCGCTCGACTACGACAAGTACCTGAATGTCTGGGAAGGTTTCCCCCTCCAGATCCTGGAAGGGGCGGTCTACGCCAGAGAACTCAGGCGGGCCCAGGAAGACGGCCGCATCACGATCGTGCCCTGGGAGCGCAGCTGGCCCGTCGATACCTACTGGGATCTGGGCCGGGCCGACGCCACCGCGATCTGGTTCATCCAACGCGTCGCAATGCAGTACCGCGTCCTCGCCTATTACCAGCAGCGCCTCGAGGACATCACCCATTACCTGCGCGAATTGCAGCAGCGGCAATACATCTACGGCACGATGTGGCTGCCGCACGACGCCAAGGCCAAGCAGCTGGGCACCAAGCGCTCGATCGAGGAAGTGGTCCGCCAAGCAGGCTACCGGGTCCAGATCGTGCCGCGCCTCTCGATTACCGACGGCATCAACGCCGCGCGAATGGTCTTCCCTCAGTGCTGGTTCGACGAGAAGGGCTGCGAGGACGGGCTACACGCGCTGCGCCATTACCGCTTCAAGGTCGACGTCCACGGCAGCTTTTCGAAGGAGCCGATCCACGACGAAGCCTCGGACGGCTCGGACGCCTGGCGGATGTTTGCCGTCGCCTCGGCCGAGCGCAAAGGCGCTACCGATCAGGCCGTCGGCGTCATGGACAGGCTCAAAGGGCTCGCCACCGCGGCCCTCAAAAAGCGCGAGGAGGCGATCGTCGAGGAATTCAGCGGCCGCCGCATGAGCGGATCAGGATGGATGCGATAGCCCATGCGCGGTAACGGCTCCGCCGATGTCGTAGCGCTGAGCTACTTGGGAACCAACAACATCCTCGAGGAGGCACGCGAGCGGTTCCGCGCCTGCGCCGAGTGGGAGGCGACCTTCAGGAAGAAGTTCGTCGACGACGTCAAGTTTGCGGCCGCGGACACCTACAACGGCTGGCAGTGGCCGGATGAGATTCGCAAGACCCGCGATCTCAATGATCGCCCCTGCCTGACCCTGAACGTCGTGCGGCAGCACAACCTGCAGATCGAGAACGAGTCGAGGCGGAACAAAGCCTCGGCCCGCATCCTCGGGCTCGGCAACGGCGCGACGCAGGAATCGGCCAACGTCGTCAAGGCGATCATCCGCCACATCGAGTACACCAGCAAAGCCCAGCGCAACGCCTACACACCGGCCCGCCACTACCAAGTCGCAGGCGGTATCGGCTGGTGGCGGATCGTCACCGACTACGAGAGCAACGACTCGTTCGATCAGGAGATCTTTATCCAGGGCATCCCGGATCCGCTCTCCGTTTACATGGACCCAGATTGCCAGAAGACCGATTGCTCCGACGCCCGCTACGCCTTCGTCTTCTCCCTGCTGCCGCGCGATCTTGTGATGTCCCTGGTCCCTGATCACCCGTGGGACGTCGGCGCGCCGCGGATGCCGATCGGCATCGCCCCCGGCGAGTCCTTCTTCATCGAGAAGGATCACTGGATGGTCTGCGAGTATTTCCGCAAGGTGGCGCGGCCCGACAAGCTGATCAGCTTTCTGGCGCGCGGCGAGCGGCAGTCGGTGCGGGCCTCAACGCTGCCCGCCGAGGTCCGCGAAGAACTGATGCGCGATGACCTCACCCTGGTGCGGAACATCGTCGATCAGGTGATCGAGTGGAAGCTGATCGTCGGCGATCAGATTGTCGACGAGACGATCTGGCCGGGGAAGTACATCCCGCTGGTTCGGGTGATCGGCGAAGAGCACATCGTCGGCGGCATGCTCGACCGTTGCGGTCACACAAGGTCGATGCAAGACGCGCAACGGATGTTCAACTACAACGCCTCCGGTGCCGTCGAGTTCGGTGCCCTCCAAAGCAAGTCGCCGTGGGTCGCCGCCGCCGCCTCTATCGAGGGGCTCGAATCGATATGGAACACGGCAAACACCGAAAACCACTCAGTTTTGCCATTCAAGCACGTCGACGACGACAACCCGGACAAAGACATTCCCCCGCCGACGCGTATCGAGCCGCCTGCAAGCTCGCCCCTCTTCAACGACGGGATGAAGTCGGCGTTCGAGTGGATGATGATGACGTCGGGGCAATACGCGAATCAGCAAGGCCAGATGGGCAATGAGCGCACCGGCACCGCGATTCAGCAACGCCTGCAGCAAGGCGAGACGAGCACCTACCACTTCCAGGACAACTACGAAGATGCGCTGGTCTACACCTACCAGCAGATCATCGACCTGATCCCGAAGATCTACGACACGCGGCGGGTGAAACACATCCTGGCGGATGACGGCACCGAGATGGAGGTCGACATCGACCCCCGCGCGCAGCAAGCCTACGTGCAGGAGATGGACCGCCAGAACACCGTCATCAGGCGGGTCTTCAATCCGGTCATGGGCAAGTACGATGTCGCCGCCGAGATCGGCCCGAATCAGCAATCGAAGCGCAAGGAAGCCGTCGAGTCGCTGACCCTGATGCTGACCGAGGCACCGGGGCTGACCGGCCTGATCGGCGACATCCTCTTGAGGAACATGGAATTCGACGACGCTCAGGAGGCGGCGCTACGGCTGAAGCGCATGGTGCCTCCGCAAGCGCTGGGACAGGGCCCCTCCCCCGCCGAGCAGCAGCAGCAGCAGATCATCCAGCAGCTACAGGCCGCGCTTCAGGAATCGATGCAGCGGCAGGCCAAGGGCGAACTCAAGCTCGTCGGCAAGGATCAGATGCGCTCGATCGACATCTACGAGGCGGAAACCGATCGCATCAAGGCGCTGGCGCCGCTCCTGCCGATGGACCAGGCGGGCGTCGAGGCGCTGATCCAGCAGCTGGTCGACACCGCCCTCAAAACCAACCTGATGCCGATCCTCGAGCGGAACATCGGTCAGGTGCACGAGCAGTCGGGCAACGAAGAGGAGCCCGGCGGACCGCCTGTCCCAGGCGCGCAGCAAGCGCCCGACGGGCACTACTACCTGCGCGATCCGACGCGCCGCAGCCAGTACCTGCGGCTCGAGCCGTTGGTCGAGCAGTCGGGGCGCGCCACGCCCACGCCGCGTGGCGGCGGCGGAGGCAGCTAAATGTCCGATTCAGGCGAGTTGTCGCCGCGGCCACGCGATCCGAACAACCCCCTGGCTCTCGTCCCGCCGCGCTTTAGCGTCGACCCCAAGGCGCGAATGAAGGGGGTGCGCCAGGATCTCGTCGAGATGGTGAAAGCTGGGGCCGAGTGGTTGCCGCCAGGCTACCGTGTCGTCGTTACCTCGGGATACCGCGTCCCCGATCCTGATTCGCCGACCCCGAATTCGCGGCACTACCGAGGCGGCGCGCTCGACGTCGAGATCATCGACCCGAACGGCAATAGGCTACCGGATCGCGGGCGGTTCGGCGGTGGCGAGATGTACCGGCGGCTGGCGCACGGTGTCTACAACGAGGCGATGCAGCGCAACCCCGAGCTCGCCTCGCAGATGGCGTGGGGCGGCGAGTTCGAGACCAAGAAGGGCTCCGGCGTCTCCGACTACATGCACTTCGATTTCGGCGGTCGCCGCGGTCTCTGGCCACAGGAAGGGTGGGCCATGCCCGCGGCCCCCGGCACCGGGCCGACGACCCAGCTGGCTGCGGCCACACCCGCTGCTCCAGCGCCCGCCATGACCTCGCCGCTCGATGTCGGCGACCCGTCTACGTGGCCACAGACCTGGAATGTCGGGCCGTTTGGCGGCGGCGTGACGGTGCAGCCCTTGGCGCAGACCGCTGCGGCCCCGTTGGCGCCGACGCCCCCTGCATCAATGCGGCCTTATGCGCAGCCCGAGGACGAGGTCTTGGCGTCTGGTCTGCCGGTGCCGCGATCAACGCCCGGCGCTGTGCCGACGCCTGGCCCCTCCTATACCGGGATTACCGAGACCCCGAGCGCCGCGGGGGAAAGCGATGCTCCAGTTAGCGGCGACCCCGAGAGCCTGATCAGCGGGCTGATGCAACCAAAGCGGTCGATCTCTCTCAAAGAGCCGTTCGAGGCTCAGCAGCCCGCCACCTCTTACCAGCCGTCCGCTGATGCCGCTGCCAGCCTCTATTCAGGCGGTGCCGTGCCAGGCGCTATGGGGCGGGAGCAGCAGGCAACCAATACCGAGTTGGCGGGTGGTCCGCTTAGTCCCGCTCCCAAGAACACGGTGGGGGCTGGGGGACCGAGCGGCGCTGGCGACAGCCAGTGGAAGATGCCGGAGGAGAACGCCGGAATGCTGCTCGCGCTGATGGGCGCGATGATGAAGGGGATGAAGGTCACCCCGATCAACTGGGATCCCTTCCAGAAGATCCTGCAGGCAGGGCAGGCCTCCACCGACATGCCGCGCGGCGCACTTGCCACTTCGCCGCTCGGCAAGCTGGTTGGCGACGCCCCCCGCCCGGTCACCAGCCGCACTGGCCCGATCGTGCCGCGCCCGGTGGAGGTGGCGGACGTCGCCGCGCCGCGGAACATCTACGAGAAGATGAACCTAGGCCTGAACAAATTCCGCGCGGGACCGGAGACCGCTAGTTGAGCGACTCGGGAGGCACCCGCCTTACCATAGACGACGACAACGAACTGAGCCCCCGCACGCCTACCGAGAACCCGCTGGCACCCTTCACGGTGCAAAAGCCTGAGAAGCCCAGCGATGTCTTCCGCTTCATAGGCAACGTCGCGGCGATGTATGGCTCCCACCTAGCGCAGGGGCTGTGGGACGCCGGGCCCGGTGCGATCAAGAAGGTGATGACCGGCGAGGTGCAGCCGGGGACGCCCGAGTTCAATCAGCTTGGTGCCGAGAGCGCTCTCGCCTACGGCATTCTCGCCGCCCCGATGCCGCGTCCCTACGGTAGCCTCGGCACATTCGGCGGCATGTGGGCTAAGGGAGCGCCGATACATACGGTCGATGAAGCGATTCGGATGGAGAGGGGTGGGTGGCCGCACAACGCACCGGCCGATCCCACCGCGATCTTCGACAAGACAGGCTGGTTCAAAGGGCCGGATGGTCTTTGGCGGTTCAACATCTCGGATGCGGGTGCCGAACTCAACCTCAATAAGATGAGCGAGAACTCATTCGTCAGCGCGTTTTCTGGGCAACCACATACGCTCTACAACGTGCCGATATCGTTCACGGAAAAGTTCAAGCTGTCCGACTTCCTGAAGCACGACGAGCTATTCAAACATTATCCCGCATTAGCCGATATAGAAGTGCGGCCTGTGCCGCTCGGCAGCATAGGGACGACCAAGGGAGCGTACAACCCTGACACCAATATCCTCTACCTAGGTGGCGGCACCAAGGAAGAGGTTATGAGTACCGCGCTGCACGAGATCCAGCACGCTATCCAAAAGCGCGAGGGCTTTGCTAGAGGCGGCAATATCGAGGAATTCCTGCCTCCCAAGTTTGACGAAAGGGTGGCTTATAACAAGGAGCAATTAAAAGATCTGAACCGGGAGATCGCCACCCACGGGATTGACGATTTTGACCTGAAGCGGGTGCACGGTTTGCCGCCATTCGATAAGCCAGTCACCTGGGGTATGGATGTCAACAAGTATATGACCGCCAGAAACTTACCGGCAGATCTGGTTGACCGATACAAGAAAGCCCTCGCTGAGGGAGTCGAGATCGACAATGTCGTCAGCAAGGCCCGCGATGATTACTTCCGCTTGGCCGGTGAAACCGAGTCGCGTGCGGCACAAGCACAGCATGCAGCCAGAGTATGGAACAGGCCCCCCTGGGAGGTCGGCGATTTCCGCGGCGGCAAGGTCGTCCCCTACCCGACCGAACCACAGATCGTCAAATCCCAAACAAGCGGCCCCAGCGGCCCTCAGCCGATGGTCTTCGATCCGCCCGCAGGCGGGCCCAACCAGCCGATGGTCTTCGATCCGGCAACCCTGCCTCCAGGCACCGCAAAAGCCGAGATATTCGATCTGGGCCAACGCAGGGCGCAGCAGCAGGCAGAGCAAGAGGCGGCCAAACGCGAGAAGGTGCGCCAGGGCCTTGAGGAGATGCGGAGCCGACTGGTCGACCGACCGAGCTACCCGATACCCGCCCCAGTAAAGGACGCGCTGAAGTACTTCGACAGCCTAGGTTTTGAGGCTCACGGCGAAGCGATCAGCGCTCTGCGGCAAGCTGGCCCTGACTGGCAGAAGCAATTCGACATGCGTCCGATGCATGAATTCATGCCCAAACTTAACGACCTGGAGCGCCACAAGGACGCCCTGCTGCACAAGCAGCACATCTCGACTTTGAACAAGTACCTGTCACGCCCCCCCGGTGGTTGGCCGGAAGGCACGCCCTTCCCGTGACGGCCCATTGCCACATCCAGATCCGTGAAGTGGCCAAGGTCGCCGCGGGTGAGCTCTACGAGCGCCTGATGGGCGACGACTACTACTACCAAGCGTGGCGCAAGCAGAACCCCGAGTGCAACGCCAAGGAACTCGAGCGCCGCTTTATCGAGAAGAACTGGCCGAAGTGCCTTGCCTTCGCCCGCGCCACGCTGGCCCAGCTTCTAACCCAGCCCAACGTCCCCGAGAGCACCAAGGCGCAGATCCTCGATGTGCTCGCCAAGGACAACACTTTGATGCGAGGCCGCCACAATGTCAGATGAAGCGCAACAGCCGCCCGAACAACAGACCGAAGTCCAGCAGCAATCGCCCGAAATCCAGCAGCAGCCGCCCGAGCAATCGACCGAGCAGCAGCAGGATGTTTCACGTGAAACGCAGGAGCAGCGGCAGGACTGGCGCGATCGGCGGATCGGCGAGCAGCAGCAGAGGCTGAGAGAACGCAATGCCCGAATCCAGGAACTCGAGGCCCAACTCGCCCAAGTCGCCGGTCAGACCCAGCCGGGCTATCAACCTCAGCCAGCGCCTGGCTATGAACAGCAGCAACCCCCTTATGCCCAGCAACAGCCTGGCGACATCCAACGGCAGATCAACGAAGCCGCGGCGCGGATGGCGCAGCAAGCCGAGTTCACCCGGCGGTGCAACGACGTAGCCGAGGCGGGCCGCCGGTCGTACCAGAACTTCGACAATCGGGTGCAGCGGCTGACTGGGCTGGTCGACGCCAGCGACGCCACGCAAGTCGGGCGCTACAACAACTTCCTGCGTGCCTGCATGGAGACGGGCCAGGCATCCCGCCTGATCCACGAGCTAGGCGGCGACCTCGACGAGGCCTCGCGCATCATGGCGCTGGACCCGATCGGCATGGCCACCGAGCTCACCAAGATGTCGATGCGCACCGGCACCGAGGCCTCGGGAGCGCCGCGGCCCGTCAATCCGGTGGCCTCGATGGCGCAGTCGAACAGGACGATGCTGCAGCCTGACGACCCCGAGGGGGCGGACAGCCTGAGCACCGACGAGTGGATGCGGCGCCGCGACGAGCAGATCCTCGCCCGCCGCCAACGCACCTTGGGTTAATCGCGCGCCGCCGATCGCCGCGGCGACATTACCGACGGTCCCGCTCCCGTCTGAGCGGTGTACGCCCCCGGAGGCTGTAAGTCCGGTGCTCGGTCCCGCCCCGTCTGGCGGTGTCACAGGACTACATGAGGTTGCCTGGCCTCGTCCCGATGTCAGGAGTGTAGTGACGTGGCTAATCAACTTCTAACCATCAATATGATCACCAGGGAGGCTGTGCGTCTTTGGAAAAACGCAAATGCTTTCCTACAAAACGTCGACATGCAGTACGACGATTCGTTCGCTGTAAGCGGTGCAAAGATCGGTTCGTCATTGCGGATCAGGCTGCCCAATGACTTCACCGTCACCACCGGACCCGCCTTAAATGTCCAAGATACCGCCGAACAGTCGACGACGTTGGTACTGGCCACCCAGAAACACGTCGACGTCGCCTATAGCCTGGCGGATCGCACTCTCAGCCTTGATGACTATTCTCGGCGCATCCTTGCTCCTATGGTTAATAACCTGGCTGGTGCAGTTGCGGTCGACCTGATTCAAGGTGCCGAAGGCGGTATCTGCAACATCGTGGCGAATACCGACACCAATAACGCGATCCAGGCACCTATCGCATCAACCTACTTGCGGGCAGGCGCAATGCTGCGCAATAATAGCGCTCCGGTCGCAAATTGGAAAATTGTTAACAGCCCAGACACCGAAGCAAGCGTTGTCGCTTCTCTGACTGGCCTGCTAAATCCGGCCCCGGAAATCAGCCGCCAGTACACCACAGGGCGTATGTATGACGCTTTGGGTTTCATCTGGATGGCGGACCAGACCGTCATCACTCATACTAATGGGACTCTTGCGCAAGGCTCAGCTACGGTAAATGGCGCAGGTCAAACTGGCCTATCGCTTGTTGTTAATGCTCTCGCTGGGAGCCTTAACATGGGCGATATTATTACTATTGCTGGGGTACATGCTGTCAATCGCATTACCAAGCAGTCCTACGGGCGGTTGAGAACATTCGCCGTTACCGCGAATGTGCCGGTCGGCTCGACGGTGATTCCGATCTACCCGGCGATCGTGCCAGCCCTCGCGCCAGGGGTGCCGCAGCAATATCAGACGGTCGACGTCGCCCCAGCTACTGGTGCGGCCGTCAACCCAGCGCTGGGCCTGGCGGCATCGGAGCCCTACACCAAGAACTTTGCCTATGCGCCCGAAGCCGTCACGCTAGCGACGGCGGATCTCGAGATGCCGCGCAACGTCCACGAGGCAGCCCGCGAGGAGTTTGACGGCGTCAGCATGAGGATGGTGACCGACTACTTCATCGGCACCGATCAGCTGATCACCCGTCTCGACGTCCTCTACGGCTACTTATGGATCCGGCCAGAGTGGGCCGTCGTGGTGGCGGATCAACTCTACCAGTAATGAGGTGACCCATGAATTGGCGCGAGCAGATTATAGCGGACTGGCCCGACGAGCCGCAGAAGATCGCGCGCGCCAAGGTCGCCCTCGCAGAACTTGATCACGCACTTGGTGAGCTAGCGGGCCTCGGACACCCGCTACACGTCGAGCAGGGCTACGTCGCACCACCGCCCCCGGGCTGGCCCAAGGCGGTGTTTCACGTTCTTGCGGGCACCCGTGTGGTGCGCTCGCAGCGCGAACTCGACGAATTGGGGGAAGACTGGTTCGGTACGATGGAGGAAGCCCGCCACGCCGAGGGCATGCGGATGCAGATGAAGCGTGGCGGGATTTTCAACCCGCGCCAGATGCCGACCCTACTGACCCAAACGCCGCAGCAGATCATGGCCAACCAGGCGGCGGCGATAAAGATGCGCGAGGACCAGCGCCGAATGGTCGACGACGCCAGAAGTCAACATCGAGCGGGGTTCGCCGAGCAGCGCATCCTGATCGACTACAGCAAGGATACCGAACATGAGCCAGACATCCGAGAATCCTTCGAGCGGCTCCGGGTCAGAACCTGAGCCAACACCGACGCCACCGCCCGAGCCCGTAGTGCCGCCGCCACCGCCGCAGCCAGCGCCACCGCCGCAACCGCAGCAGCCCCCAGTGCCGCCACCGCAGCCGCCGACGCCTGCCCCTGATACGCCTACCGTGCGCTCCAGCGCTCCGATTGACGGCGCGCCGCTACCGCCGCCAGATCAGCCGCCGCAGCGGCAGGAATAGCGCCCAGCGCCGCAAGCGGCGGCGCCGCCACCAACGACGATCGATCGATGCGTTCTGAATGTGCGCGCGCAACACGCGCTGCAATAGCGAGGAGGATTCCATGAGAGGTGGCCGCCATACCCGCTACACGATCTTTGACGTTATGGACGCACGCGGGGTTTTTGACGAGAACCCTGCGAACAGCACCTCGCCGCGGTTCGCGGGACCGCAGGAATACCCGAAGATGTTCTACCATCCGATGGGGAAGACGAGGCTCGTTCAGAAAGCCGAGGTTCTGCAGACGCCCTACGGGCCGACCAAGGTCGGCGAGCAGTACGAGCTCATCGCTAGGGTCGTGCAGTCCGAGGAAGAGGCCGAGCGCGCCCGCAAGGCGGGCTGGCACGATCACCCCGCAAAGGCGATTCAGGCTGGCGGCGGCAACGCCCCGGCGATGACTGCGCACGGCAGGATCGCGGACCTTGAGCGCCAGCTGGTCAACCTGCAGGCGCAGCTGAACGCGGCTCGCCAGGCACCGCCGCCGGTCGTCGACGAATTCGAGTTCGAGGCCCCGGCAGAGGAAGCAGGGGTCGCCGTGCCACCCGACGGCGCACGGGCTGAGGCACCGCAGCGTAGGGGCCGAGCCGCCTAATGTCATTCACCGATCCGCAGTCGACCACGCTCGAGGATTTGTGCCGCCAGGCGCTCAAGGAGTGCGGCGCGATCGGGGTCGGGCAGACGCCGTTGGCCGAGGACATCAACGAAGCCTGGGGCCGTCTACAGTACATGTTGTTGCAATGGGAAGCCAAGCGGTGGCTGGTCTACCATCTGCGCACGCTGAGCAAGCAGTCGACGGGGCAGATCTCCTACACGGTGGGTCCAGGCGGCGAATTCGACACGGGCGCTAACTCGGTGCGCCCCGCTAGGCTAGCCTCTGCCTTCAGCAGGCAGCAGTTTGGCTCGCCCAACCCGATCGACTATCCGCTACAGCTTCTCCAAAGCATGGAGGACTACAACTGGATCACGATCAAGCACCTGATCGCGGGGCCCGGTGAGGCGGTCTTCCTCGATACGGCGTGGCCGCTCGCCAACCTGTTCGTATGGCCGGTGCCGCAGGCGCATGTCTACGAGATCCACATCACCCTGTACGAGCAGCTGCCGTATCGCTTTGCCGCGCTGACGACGCCGGTCGTGCTGCCGTACCAGTACTATGGCGCGATCTTGTACAACCTCGCGATACGGCTGCGGCCGAAGTATCGGCTCGGCACGTATCCTGGCGATCACTTGCCGGGTATGGCGCGCGATTCGCTTGCAGTTCTGCGCGCCGGGCAGGCGCAGATCACTCGACTACACATGCCCAGCATGTTGAGGCGCCGCGGCTCCTACAACATCTTCAGTGACCGAAACCCATAGGAGAGTGTTATGCCACTCGGTATTGGCAGTCCGTTGCCGTCCGGTATTCCGGGATTCAATCAAGCAGGGATGTACCTCGCGGCCGGTGTAGGCGGCGGTAGTGTCAACGCGAAACCGCTGCCCAGCTGGTACAACGTCATCCGCAGCGTCATCACCGCCAACGACTCGGTCAGCTTGCCACCGGCTACGTGCGGCGGCGAGGCAATCATGGTGCAGAATGTCGGTGCCGCAAACCTGATGGTGTTTGGCGCGCGCAACGGCGCGGTCGAGGACACGATCGACGACGGGACCGGCACGCAGGCGACGACCGGCATGATTGTCCCGGTGGGCACCGCGATGCTGTTCTACGCCATCACCCCTCAAGGTGGGTACACCAACGCGCCGACCCCTGGGGCGTGGATTGGTCGCGCCTTCGCATAAGGAGTTCCGCCATGCCGTGGGCGCTAAACGAGGCCCCATCGTCTGTTGTTTCGATCTTTACCTCGTTTATCCCAGGCTTCCGGCTGGTGGATGGCGAGGATCTCGCCACGATGAGCGACCTGTTATTCAGCGCTCGTCAAGGCGTCATGGGCGGCACCACGCAGGCCAATGCCCAGCCGCTCGAAACCTTCATTTCCCAGGTGACCAGCGGTGGCACCGTCGTGCTGCCGCCAGGTCTGCCTGGGAGATACCTGCTGGTGATGAATGACACTGCCGCCACCATTCAGATCTACGGCTCGCCGTACAACCCGCTGACGGGAACGCCCGACACGGTGGCGGGTAGCGGTGGCTCGACCCAGGGCAGCGTGACGAGCCAGAGCGCTGGCACCGCCGCGGAGTACTTTTGCTTTGCTCCAGGCATGTGGAAGCAATTCCAAGGCGGGACGTCAACGGGCGGCGGGTCCGGTATCCCAGATGCGCCAATCAATGGCATCACCTACGGGCGTCTCAACGGTGCCTGGACGCCGGTCCTGCCGCTCAGTGGCGGCACCATGAGCGGGCCGATCATCCTGCCGCCGGGCACACCGACTAACCCGAACTCGGCGATCTCGCTCGCCGTGCTGCAGGCGCTGGTCATTGACGAGGGGACGTACTGATGTCCGCCGATCCGCTGACGAAGTACCCCGCATTGGTGGCGGCGATCGAGCCGGGTTACCGGATGATCGACGGCACACTTTTGCGGATGATTTACGAGCATTTGGACGAACCAGCCCTAGCGGCAGCCACCTCGCCGGGGCCGCAGCTGGTGGATGGCACTGCGCTTCGCTTTATGGCGGGTAAGATCGGCGTCACAAGCCTGTTCGACGCCTTCCAGGATGACGGCCAGAGGCTGATTGACGGCACCGCCTTTAAGACGCTCGCCCTCGATTCGGCGGCACCAGTGAACGTCGATGTCCCGCACATCTCGGGCACCGCCACGGTCGGATCGACCCTGACTGCGACGATGGGCAACTGGACCGGCGCACCTGGCACATATGCCTATCAGTGGCGGCGCGGGACGACGAATGTCGGCACCAATAGCTCGACCTATGTCGTGCAGGCGGGTGATACGGGGGCCAGCATTACCTGCGTCGTGACGGCAACCAATGCCGCTGGGTCCACCACCGCGCCGCCAAGCAACGCTATCGCGATCCCGTAGGAGGCAGCATGCCGATTACCATCACTAACACGCTGACCGGCGAGAGGTGGGTCTACCCGGACAGCGTTGCCGACACGATAGGGTTCATCAACCTCAGCGCGCCGCCCTTCTCGCCGGGCCTTTACGACGTCAGGAACAGTTCGCAATCCGGCGTCGCCATGCTCCAGAATCAAGCGCCGCCGGTAACCGTGCCGGATGGCGACACGCTGCTCGACCATCTGCCGAATACCTGGAGCATCAGCAATAACGAGAACCTTTATTCGACCAAACAGGTCGAGGGCGACTACATCGCGCTGATGGCACCGACCGTCTATCGCGGCAAGCCGTGGGCAGCATCAGCGCCGCCGTTGCTGGCGGCTTGGTTCGTGCCGCCAGTGGTCCCGTGATGCCGCGCCTGATCGACCGATCCGCCTTTCTCTATATGGATCCGGTCGAGTACAGCATGTCCTTTGCCCAGTGTGCGACGTGCCGCTTCTGGCGACCACATGCGGAGCGGTGCGCCCTATTCATTACCGAGCCACGGGTCACGGCGGACGCTACCTGCGGCCTCTACGTGTGGGGCAAGCCGAGCGATTATCAGACGAGGAACCCGACGGTCTGGCCCAAGGACGCAGGCTTCGAGACCCGCCCGGTGCGCTGCGAGAACTGCGCCCATTTTCGGGCGGAACAGCAGAGTTGCCACCTGTTCTACCTGCTGAATGAGCGGATGCCGAGCGTCTTCAACCTCGATCCCAAGGTGCACCCGAAGGGGTGCTGCAATGCGAATACGCCGGAGTCCTGAGTGCGCATACCACTGATCGGCGGTTCGTATACGACACGTTCGGTGATCGCCTCGGCGCAGCGCTGCATCAATTACTACCCGGAAGCGATGCCCAAGCACCTTCAGCCCGTCATCCCGATGACGCACTACCAGCGGCCCGCCCTAGTGCCGGTGGCACACATCGGCACCGGACCGATCCGGGGCCTCTTCCAGCTATCCAACGGGTCAGGCTGGTGTGTTTCCGGTAGCCAACTGTTCAGGGTCAACACCGATTGGACCGGCACGCTGATCGGCGCGATTACGGCGGGGCGGACCAACCCCGTCTCGATGACCGACAACGGCACCAGCTGGATACTGGTCGATGGCTCCGCGACGGGGTGGCAGGGGCACCTGGCGGACAACAGCTTTACGACCGTGATCGATCCAAATCCGGGAACCCCCACGTTTGTTGGGGCCGACAGGGTCGATTTCATCGACGGCTTTATCGTTTTCAATCAACCGAACACGCGAAAGTTCGGCTCGACGTTACAAACGGCCGAGATCACCTTCTCCGACCCCACCAACCCCGCAACGCCTGGCGTCTCGACCTGGGTAGCCAACAAAAACGGTTGGCCGGATCTGCTGCAGACGATCATCGTCTGCCGCCATGAAATCCTGCTGATCGGCACGCTCAAGAGCGAGGTCTGGTACGACGCAGGCAACGCGCTGTTTCCGTTCGCGCCCGTGCCTGGCGCTTATATCGAGCACGGCGCAATCGCCAAGTACTCGCTCGCCACCCAAGACGCCGAATGTTACTGGCTGTCGCGGAGCCTACAGGGGCACGGCATCGTCAACAAGTTCCGCAACTACGTTACGACCCGCATCAGCAATCACGCGCTCGAGTGGGCGATTCGCGAAATGCAGCGCACGGTAGGGATCAGCGACGCGATCGGCTTTTGCT